TTCCAAACTTAGCGGCTGCATCTTTCTTACTTCCAGGTTGTCTACTTGATACCTTGCTGTAAATTTTCCAAACTTCCGCAAAAATATCTTCATTCTTATTTTTAATTATATCTACACTTTCATCTTCATCTTCATTTTCCATATGTTCTTCATATGTTAAAGATGTGTTTTTCACATGTTTTTTAGTTTTACCTTTTCTGTTGTTAGCTCTACTCTCTGAATACTTCTTTCTTTTGTTGTACTCGTTTCGCATTCTTTCATTGTAGTAGCCATTCTCATCTTTGGCAAATTTAGAGTAGATATCTTCATCATATGTTGGACATATGTTTTTCATATCTTTTTCTGTTAGCGTGTACTTCTGATGTTGTAAACAAAGTAGGCGAATGTACTGACCTACCTGTTCGTTTGTCATTGTCATAGTCCCGGTTAAGAAATCGGAAGTATAAAACAATACTGCTGGATCTTTACTCATTGCATAAAAAAACCCGCATAAGATAGATGTGTCGAGCCACCTATCCCATACGGGCAAAATTCTTTAAACATAACCGCCTCGACTCGGTTGTTGTTTACTCTACAAATATACTAAAAGAATCTTAATTTCTCACCACGTTCTTTGTAATTGTAAATCTCCTCAAGCATAGCAAGATACGTTTTTGTATAATTACTTGAAACTAACTTTGAAGATTGATATCTCATTTTATTCATCATTTTCTTATGATCATACCCATCCAAATTGTACATATGAACCAAAGCCCTAATAAATGAACGACCTTTATAATCACTAAAATATTTATTCCAATCATCAAGCCACTTTAAAATAGTTGTTCCTCTTTTTTTATTCCGCAATATCAAATCACCACTTTTCAATTCGTTTGAATTCTTGCCATCATCACTGCCAAACATTGAAAGCAATGCCATTACTCCTACATTGGTATTTCTCAATAATTGATTTAAATATATATATTCACTTAAACCCATATCGCAATATCCACTTACATAATCTTCAAGCTTCCAGTTCTTAGAATTCGCATTCAGAATTTGAATCTCAGATAATCCTAAACCTTTTACTTTGATGTAGTGTACTGCTTTACCTAAGTTGCGGCAAACATTGAACCTGTGCTGTCCATCAATTATCTCATACTTTTGATTGACGAGAATTGGGTTGGCGTGGAGCAAGTCATTTTCTTTGACGCTCTCTGTTAGCCTTTTCAGATGGAGTTCGTTTAAATTACGGTTGCCTTCTTTACTCTTGAATTTTGAGTAGTCTTTTGTTTTGTAAACCTGGTTTACTTCTTTGTCTTGGAGGTGGGTACTTGACTTCGCCATTGCTCCGCTTGATATGTTAAACATAGTTTTTAAATTGTTTCTAAAATCTTGTACCTGTGAAAAGGTGTATAATCGTGTCCGTGTTTGGCTTGGTCATCATCAAGTGTTGTACCCGGTGCAATCACTTTTGAAAAGCTATCAGCAGGTTGTATGCTCGTTACTTCAATGTCATCAATAGAGCTGCCATCGTGCCACACTTCCTCAAGGAAATAATCACAGCATACATCAAAGAAAGCCTTTGGCGTTTTGCAATGTCCGTTCACTGTTCCTTGAATGGTTACGCCTGACGATAATGAAAGCCTAACCGTTGCTTTGTACACCATACCCCAAATCTTCCTTTACTTTCTGTTGTTTGTTCAACTTCTCCAGGTACTTACGACCTCTAAATTGTGGGCGTTCCATCTGAAGCTTACGTCTGATTCTCGTGATGGTCTGTGCATCGGTCAACTTGCCGAATGTGTACTCACGTTTAAAGTCATCAAAGGTTTCTATTTTAAGCCCTTCGTCTGCCATCTGCATTGTCCAATAATAGGCAGTAAGCATTCGGTCATCGTCTTTCGTTTCTGGGTGCTTGAGTAGAACTGCGGCAACCCTTTGTTGTATCATGTTGTTCATTTCTTGAATCTCCTTCTGTATAAAGGTTCAACATACGGCTTTTCAGATTCGTTCGCTTGACGTTCAAGCTCATCCTCAAGCTTCTTAAATTCTCTGACATCGTCGCAAATTTTCGCATAAGCTAAATAGCAAATGGCAATGATTAAGGCGACAGGTAAAATTAAAATTACTGGTACTTCCATGCTTCAAATATAAACTTTCTTTTTAATTCGCCAAAATATTTTGCAATAATTCCCAAGCATTCTCTAATTTCTCATTGAGTTCAAACTCGACCTCATGGCGTTCAATCTCTGCAATGTGCATCTGTTTGCCTTCTGGCATTCGTGGATCATAAGAAACGAAATAACCGTAATCAAGGTCAGTGGCTAACATTCCCAACTGCATCTGCCAATAATACTCTGGGTGTATTTGTTTGAGAGAATCCGCATCGTAGATGTTGAAGTTCTTGAGATGTATGCCGCTATTGTATGGGCATTTTATTTCAAGGATTGCATCTTCACTTAAGCCGTCTGGGGAATAACCACTGTACTCACCGTATGGAATAAATACATAGGTTTCTCCGCCATAGTATGTCCACTCCTCAAAGTTCTGTTGATTAAAATAGTAAAAGGCATCCGCCTCGTGTGATATACCCCAATCAAGAGCATCTCCATAAATTGGCTTAGAGTTGCCGGTCAATATCTCAGCAGCTCGTTCATACACAAATGTTTCTGCCGTCTTAGATAGGGGAGAACCTGATCGGCTGCTCCCCATTAACTTGTGAACTACTGAAGCCGTGAAACGATTGGCTCTTGCTTTGAGCCATTCCTCTTGGCTTTGAGTCATTGTAACTTCCATCCGTTGCTCATTAGTCATTTGGTTGCCGTCAACACCTCCTCGTGTTTTTTAGAGATAACAAACTTGTCTTTAATGTCTTGGAGGTTGCCACCGTTCTGGATGTGTTTTAATGCTTTATCCCACATTGGATGTTGTGGTGTGATGGTTTCCTTGACGGTTTTAACTTGATGCCCACTTGCTGAGTTGCCGTCATCATCTGCCTGGTTTAAGTTGAAGATAGATGCAAGGGCATAACGACGAGCATAGGTCAAAGCAGAACCATATTGCTGAGGGTTGTTTGCATCTCTCATCCTCAAGAGCTGTTCAGATTGCATCCATTCGCCACTCTCAACGTGATAAATCTTAGTGACCAATACGTCATCATGTGGGTGCTGAGTAATTAGAAGCCCTAACTGTTGACATACCGGGTTAATGGTTGTCAGAATACTGGACAAATCCGCATAGCTGGAGTGGAAATGGTCATTCTTGGATGTCTTTTTTACAGCATTTACTTTACCTTGAAACTCAAAAAGAGCCTTCACAATGTTGTTTGTTTCATTACTTGTTTTCATTTTCTACTAATTTGATTTTTGTTGGTTTCATATCGTGATAGTACATCAAGTCGTTGATAACGTCGTGGCGTTCGATGTCGTTATACAAAAGAAAGTCAGTGGTGAATGATGCACCTTCTTCGTCAACTGTTCTGTAAACATGGTCTGAATACTCATCCCGGTAATGCTCCATAATCATTGACTCGATTTCTTCACGATCAAAGATTAACGTGACAAAATACTGCTCAACAACAACATCTTTGTCCTCAACTAAAATGGTAATCATTGCTGCACCTCCTCGTTTTCGATGTCCTCAAGGGCAGCCTTTAAAACTAAAAGAGCCTTGTCTGATATGACGTTGCCTTCAATGTACTTTTTAACGGTGGGCATACTTACCCCCGTTTCTTCACTGACACGCTTGATGATGCCGTGGCGTTTCTTAAGCTTGATTAGCTTTACAATTTCTTGTATTTCCATGCCACAAATATAAAAATAATTTGCAGAATGAAAAAACTTTTTTAATTATGGACTGCCTAAAGTGTCGGCAATGTACCTCCCAATTCTCTGAGCGAGTGTTTGGGTTGTGACTTGTTTTAAAGATGGTGTCACGAATGGTTGAGCCTTTGTTCCTTTCTGTCCAATCTTCCTGGCGATAACGTAAGCGAGTGACTTTGTGGCTGCTATCTTATCAGGTGACTGTTGAATTTTATCTTGGATAGGTCGTTTGTACCTAATCCACTCGTATATGTTTTTAATTGGCGGCATCTTACCGGCTCTCCTTCCTTCCTCTACATACTGCCAATAATCCTCCATCAGAACAGTCAAACGGTATCCGCTCTGCGTTCCTGTGATTTGTGGCTCAATAGACTGAGAAAGTGAACTCGTTGCATTCGTCTTATTGATCCGCAATCGGTTCTGCATCTGAGCGATCAGCTCATTACCCCAATTCTGAACAATACGCAAAATACCGTCATCCTCGGAAGGGTTGAACGCTCGGTTCTTATCACCAAACTTTTCTAAATCATCAAGAGCCATTTATTTTGGTTAATGCGTAGTTGTGAAAATCTTTCAATCTGCTAATCCATCCACGACCAAAATGTTTGAATGAATCAAGCCCTCTCAAGAAGTCAACTCTGTGGTCGTATGACTTCAAGTAGATATAGTCCTCACCTTTCATGATTATAAGGCGATTTAAGGCACTTAAAGTGTTCTTCCCTACCTTCCCATCCACTGCAATAGAGAAACCCTCTGATACGATAAATTTCTGAAGTTGCTTGGCTGCTCCATAAACACCAGAACCCCAAGCGAAATCAGCCCAAAACTCAGCGATTAAATCTGACTCAATATCATCTGCCTTTATGCCTTCCCAGTAAAGCTTGTAGATTGACTTCCAATCTTCGTGAGTCATCTCATAGAAACGTCGGATTGATTCTTCCGAATCTCCATGTTGAGCTTTCCAAGCCGCCCACGTAATACCTTTATTGGTGTGAACGCCTGAGCCGTCAGGTACGCAATTCGCTGCTGCACTATCTTTAGAGTGCTTACTGAGTCCTCCTTCCCAGCGAAGGATGTAGTCCAAATTTGCATTGTTTATATTACCCATTTTCTTTACAAAGTTTGTTGATGTACCATTGTGCCTTGAGCAAGTCCTCATGCCCGTTCTTACGCTCAAAACGCCAAATATACTTAATAATATTACCCTTGAGATATCCTTTGAAAGCTTCATGACTCATACTTGATTTGATTGCATCTATACACTCCACTTCACCGGTGTAGTGAGATGGAGAATTTACACTGTCAGCCATATGTATCTAAATTCTTCGTATGGCAAATCTATATAAAAAGAATGAGAACCCTCACAAAACACCTGCGTCATCTCGTAAAATTGCGAAGCTCCTACCACTTTTGTCAAGTCCAAAATGCCCTGCTCCACTATCTCAACATCTTGAGCTTCTGTTTGTAATCCTATCTGCTCATAAATAGGATCAATCATTTCTTCACGGAATATGTAGTTCACTTCTATCTTCATTGTGTTTGATACGTTCTCGCTTTCACAATCATTTTATCTATAGCTTTCTGATGTATTCTGACAGGCGTTAATTCACACCATCTTGCCCCGATGAAACGAGGAGAAAAACCCTTTTCAATTGCCCACCCTGCTGCTCCATATTCATCGCCTTTCTTATACTCGTCTTTATATGTAGAAGTCCTAATCATTAACACGTCCTTTGTTTCTACATTATTCGCATGATTCATTCTTTCTACTCGGTAGTTCATCTCATAGTCTTCGTGAACGTGACCTTGCCAAATCATGTCTGCACCCTGTATGTATGTGGACATCCGTGAATGCCCAATAACCCCCTTCGTGATGACCCCACCACCAATTCCGTGCATATACTTAATTCGATATGATACCTTTGAACCGTTTCTGTTAAAGGTGTAAACAATCCAACCACCATATCCTCCAAGTTCAACGTGAGTTCCGTTCTTCATATTTAGCCCACCAACGAATCGGTCAAGTATGGAAATTTCATTGTGCTTCAATATTGCACTTTCGTGATTTCCTACACCCACAACTTTGATGTGTTCAGCATAAGGTGAGAACCATTCAATCGCTTGATTGACTATCTCGTCAAAATAGTGGTCTACTTTGAATTCTGGTCTGAGGCTTCCTTTGCTTCCACGAAAATCTCTCCTCCCTGCCATAAGGTCGAAGGAGTCCCCATTAAGGTGAATATCTGCGCCTTGCTCGACGGCTTCGTCAAGGTGACGTTTAAGGATGTCACGTTGGCAATAGGGAGAATCCCAGTGGATGTCACTGATAAGAAGTAGTTTTTTCGGTGAGAAATCGTGATTGAATCTGTGTACATTTGTCATAGTATGATAGCCAACACGAGCAAAGCAAATTGAACAGCGTTCACGCTTCTCAGTATTTTGTTTTTGCTTTTCTCTTTGGCAATGGTTTTTTCTTGGTTAGTTATGATTGCAGCCTGGTTCATTATCTGAGTGCTGTCGCTTTTTGCTAACTCTTTGTAGAGCGTCAACTTCTCCTCACACTCAATACATTGAATCAGTCTTTGATTTATTTCCTTGATCGTACTGTCTGAGTATTGACAAAAGGCTCTCTGTGGTTGTAGAGCTGCCAATGCTATCAGAGTAGATATTGCGAAGGGAATCAATCTTTTTATCAACTGCATATATTTCTCTAATGATTATAACTCTACTCGTATCACGTTGGTATGTCGCAGTAGCTTTCGAGGTAGGGCGTGTTAATAGTAAAACTAATGCCATGCCCAGCAACAACATCAGTGCGTGAGTCAAAAAAGGGTTCAGCCGTTCCGCTAACCACGATCTCAAAGTCTGCATCGGTTACGTTTCTTTTTAATAGTGTTACAATGTCGATGATTATTCCTGCCGTGTCAGATAGCACCTCAATCGTGTTAGAACTGCTTTCAAATTGTCTGTCCATCACAAGCATAGAGAAGTCATAGTTGACCGCCTTCTGCTCAGTGTTAAATGTGAAGCCGTTTGGAACTAACCACACAAGAGGGTAGTATTTAACCTCGTCAACAGCGAAGTCAAACTCTGCCCCCACTGCGAACTTTCCCACCATCTTGTGGCTTTCCGCTTGGGTTTTTATCTTTTCGATGATTTGGTTGAGCGTCATACTTTTTTAATTTGGCTTCGTTTTTCAATCGCCATTTATTTTTTGTAGTCATCAGGGAAATCGTAATTGTAGAAGCAGTCATCATCCGTACCCGGTAGATACATTCCTCCAAAATAAGCCGTGTTCTGTGGGCGTATTACATCAAAGCCAGTACCAGGATTCAGATACTTCGGATAGATAGTTGGATTCTCTTTTAGGAAATCTCTCAATCGCTCCGCATAATACTCAGCCTTATCTCTGTAACGTTGCTCAATCTGTGTCAATTCTCCTGTTGTGATAGGCGTTGCGTTTTCAGAGTTGCGAGAAGCTACAGACTTGTTCATGAACTTGAACGTCATCGGCAACATCGACTCGGTCAGTGAGTAATATTTAAGACAAGGTGCAATGTAACTATCAAGTAAAGTGGTGTTATCGCTTGTTAGTGTACCGTTATAAGCCTGATCTTGCAGCTCGTCGTATATACCCGACCCAATCACATCACGAATGTAAATCTCCTGAGCCTCTTTAATCGCTGCCTTGAGAAGCTTATCGTCTAAGTTCTCGTTTATTGGTGTGTTATCCTTTAAGTAGGTAACGGATACAAAATATACAAAGTTAGCCATTGATTCTTCTTCTTAATAGTTGTGGTTGCCAAATGTGACGGCAATATGGAACGTGAGTAGTTGTGCCTTTGATTGTCATCCATCCGCCTCGTCTTTTCCAAGCGGAATAACCTGGGTCATTGTACTCCCTTGCAAGTATCACAGAAATTTGGTCTATTTCTTCTCTTGTATAAACTCGGTTTAAACGTATCATCCTCTGACAGAAATCTCTTGATGTAGGCAATAAATCGCCTCCGCTTATACCCGGTGCTTTCTCATAGGTATAACGAGTGACAATCTCTGTTCCAACATTGGAATTTTCAAGAGTGGTTGTTCCTTCAGGTGTTATTCTAAAACCATCCTCAACAGATTCGATTAAGCCCCTCTGTGCCATATCATCAACCTCACGCATTATCTCCTCCACAGGCTTCTGAATGTTGTTTGAGAGCGTTTCTAAGGTGATACCCTCGTTACTATACAACCACTGCAAAATCATCGCTTGTAGAGCATCTCCGAATTCTAAAGGTACAGACTCAAAGTTGTCTGCATCCTCACCGAACTGAGCAAATACCTCAAGGTCTTTGTCATCATCCCATCCAAAAGGATTCTCACAACTTTCACATTTCACTTGCTCAGACATTGTTGTTGTGGCTGACATACCCAACTCTATTCTTGCCTCATCTCTGTCAATGATGCCTTTCTCAAATAGTTCAACGTAGTCAAGTCCAATCGGTGGCTTGTTCTTAGTTTTAAGCTTAACAGGTGAAATGTATTTGAAAATAGAACTTAAAGCCCTATCCATCTGATTCTGTCTTGGCTCAATGTATGAAGTTTGGAACGCTTCAAAGGCTTCAATCAACTCGTTACGCCCTCCTAACTGCCCTTCTGTCTTTATACCGAAAAGCATCGGAGAAGTAACTCTGTGACTCATCAAAATCTCCTCTTGTACTGTGTTGTTCAGAATGTCAAACTGCTTGTCAAAATCAGACGGTGCAAGGTTGTTAACTACTGAAGGAGTTTCATTCGGATCGTTGAACTGAATGATGATACTTCCAGCGTTATCTGTGCCGCTAAAGTTGTCTTTGAATCTTCTAATTGTCTGCCGAGCTTCTTCAGGTGATGGGATGCCTTTAAACAATTGTAAAAGCGTCTGAGCAGAAAACCCCGATTTGATAGAGTTAAGATGGAAGTTGGCAATCTCCGTGTCTATTTCTATGTACTTAAGAGCTGATTGGTATGGTGCTGTTGGATACTCGCCACATCCTGCCTTGTACATTTTAAAATAAAACACCTGCTTAGATTCTCTTGTGTTGGGATTCCAAGCGTAATAATGTTCAGGCTCAACTTTTCTTGCAGTCCAATCTTCAGCATACAAATAATGCCCATCTAATGAGTGACGGACATTCTGAAACGGGAGATGATAAATCTCAGCTATTTTGGTTTTGGCTTTGTTCCAAATGATCTCAAGTGCGAACCCGTCAAACAACTCAAGGTCTTGAGCAATCTTGTTTTTAAGGCTGTCAAAGTCCTCATAAGCGTTAATTGAATCAAGAGCGTCATTTGCCTTTGCAATGTCCTCTGTGTTGTATGCGATTATCTCGGTTTTATCACCGGCTATGAAGTCTGCCTTTTGAGTTATTATTGCTCCGTGCTTTGGTGAGCTGTTAAACAAGTCAATCAACATCTGAGGGTAAGCGTTATCCTGCCCATAAGTCAAGAAGCCTTTTGCTTTGTTCTCCTTGAAAATGGGGATTTTGCTCTCCGCAAAGTTGATCCGAATGAAGTTATTTTCCATCTTTTTTATCTTTTGCAAATATTGACCCAACACCAGCGACGATGAACGCCCCTGCTTCGGTTAAGGTTGCTTTGTTTATTCCAACTAATATTAATGACCCTGTCACGAGTAGAACACCCAAAGCCGTTGTTTTCCAATTCTTAAATATTCTATCTATCATTTCCCAAAGTGTTTCTCTAAAAGTGAATCGTTTATATCATGCAATCGCTTGAGTTCTATCATTGCTGAATCGTGCATCTTTTGACTATCCTCCATCTGTTCCGCTACTTTATCTTCAATCGTTGGCTTCTCTGTTGACAATGCCAAGATAACAGCGAGTATTGCTAAAATTGCTAAGCCTTTCATATCTTTCCTAATGCTTTGTATATTTTGATCTCAGTCACCAATGCTGAACAGAGTGAGTCTTGAGTTTTTAACATCGCAGACATTTTTCGCAGTTCTGTTTCACATCTTACCAATCGCTTCTCGCATTGAGCCGTTGCAAGGTTGCTCTGGCGTTCTGCTCGGATATATAAAAACGTCACCACAAAAAGCAAGAGATAGGTGATAGCCTTCTCGCTGTTCTTAGTGAATTGCTCAAATGTCACGGGGAATCTCATTCGTCAGGAAAAGGATTAGTGTTAAACTCTGTTTCTAATTTAGCAACCCACTCGGCTTCGTCTAAAGTAGTCCACCAATTCGGTTGATTGGTGTCGGTTTGTTGTGTTGGTTCTGTCCAACCATATACAAAGTTGCTCACCTTGTCTGTCCAAAAAATCCAATACGTTTTTTCTGCTGGATATTTTATTTCAAATGTTTGTTTTAATTTAGGCATATTTTACACTCCTCCTCCGTCTGTTATTGTCCAACTATAGGTTGAAATTAATGATGCTCTTTTAGTTGCCGCTAGACTTCCTAAGGTATATTGACTACCTCCAAAGTTTATACTGATATAGGTTATTGGTGCTTGTGCTTCCCATCCTACTAATAATGCGTCATAGTTTGTAGTTGATAAGCCTGTGGCAGATAACATAAAGTTATTGAAGGTGGTAACTTGATTTATGTCCCAACTTGATATGTCTTGGTCAAATGCATCTGCATCTCTAAACATATTAGACATACTTGTAACACTTGAAGTATCCCAATTTCCTATATCTTGGTTAAATGCTCTTGCATCTCTAAACATTGTAGACATAGTTGTAACACTTGAGGTATCCCAACTTCCTATATCTTGATTAAATGCGTGTGCAACATAAAACATAGATGACATATTCTCAACACTTGAGGTATCCCAACTCCCTATATTTTGGTTAAACGATGTAGCCCCTAACAAAAAACTACTCATATTCAACACATTGGATACATCCCAATTATTGATATTTGAACTTAAACCATTATTAAATGATGTAGCACCTTGAAACATTCCCTGAATGGTATTAACACTTGAAGTATCCCAATTTCCTATATCTTGATTAAAAGATATCGCCGATAAAAACATGAAATCTAACCTTGTAACATTAGATATATCCCAATTTCCTATTGCACCATTAAAATTAGTACAATTATTAAAATAACTGTTTAAGCCTGTACTTGTAATTAAAGGGGCATCCGTAGCACTACAAGTCATATTTGTACATCCTCTAAATCCAGCCCCCACACTAATATTCAAAGCACCCCACTTCTCAACATTACCCATTTTTAACTTATCGCCACCATTATTAAACTGCCATCCCAACAAATCACCCGTAATCTCAATGGTGTACGTTCCACCACTTGGGTAAGTATGCGTTACTTCGGGTGCAGTATGTGAGGTAATATTATCGCTTGTGCCGTCACCCCAATCAACATTAGCATCTAACCCCGTTGATGTGGTTAGTGGTAGTTTGAATTGGTCTGATGCACTAACTCCGCTTTGAGTAGTGTCAACAGTAAATTGAAAAGGAACAATTACAGATTTACTACCTATCAACCCTAACTGAGTAGGCAACTGTCCAGCGTATAACTTATCGCTAAACAACTTCTCATTAAAACCTCTGAATATCCCGAAATCAGGCATTAATAATCCCCCTTAATTGCGAATATGTTTACTCCGTCAGTTTGTGCTACGGTGATTCCTACCTGTACTTTCTGACCTGCTTTAAGTTGTAGGTCTGAATATGCCGTTACTTGTCGCTGAGATGTTGTTGTCGTTCCTGCTGTTACTGCCTCCATTGCAATCTCATCGTACAATTTAGGATTTGCCCCTGCTGTATCTGTGATGAAAATCAAAACCAAACAAGCCGTATTATCTCCTGCTGCCTTTGCCCCTATTTGTGTGATTTTAGTGCCGTCTGTTGCTGCCGTTAGTAGGTCGGATAGGTTAGTAGTCGTTGCTCCTGTTCTGTCAGTAGTCGCAGCCGTTACCGTTACGATTGCCGTTTCTGGTGTGAGTGCGAATATGGGTGATGTGTTTGCCATTAGTAGTTGTAAAATAAGTATAAGTCACCGCCCGTTGAAGGTGGTATTTGTAAATTAGTTAAATTGCTTCCGTCAACTGCTGGAAGTTTGCTATCTGCATCCAACTGGACGAGTTCAGATGCTCCGTTAAATGTATTCCCTTGCTTTGTTACGCTTTGAGCCGTTAAAACGCTTTCAACCTTTGCGTCTGTGTAATACTCGTTACTGCCCTCTGTTAGGTCATCGGTAGTTTTAGTTGCTAATCGAGTATCAAAACGCCCATCAGTGTAGTAAAGGTTATCCCCTTCTGTTAGATTGGTAGTTGTCTTGGTTGCTAACGATGCATCAAATTTCCCCTCTGTATAATAGAAGTTAACCGCACCTTCTGAGATATCATCGGTGTCAAGTGTTACTGCTCCCGTTTCACCATTTACGCTCTGAACGTTTCCTTGAGATGCAATGGTAATCGTCTGCAAGTCATCGTCAAAAGTGATAGATGTGTTATCTCCTGCAATCAGGGAAGCCTTAACCTTGCTGTAAACTCTTGTATCCGTGAAATAAAGATTT